ATCCAATGCCTCATTAATCAGAAGTTTAAGTGCTCCAATTATAAGTGGTTCTTGGCAAGGACAGAATTTTATAAGCAGTTCTGGTGAAATTCATTCAAACATAAGTGGTTCCTTGGGATCCAATGCCTCATTAATCAGAAGTTTAAGTGCTCCAATTATAAGTGGTTCTTGGCAAGGACAGAATTTTATAAGCAGTTCTGGTGAAATTCATTCAAACATAAGTGGTTCCTTGGGATCCAATGCCACATTAATCAGAAGTTTAACTGCTACAATTATAAGTGGTTCATTTACAACACCAAGTGGTAGTTTTTCTACACGAGTAACTGATTTAGAAAATGTAGAAAGTGTTACTGCTGATTTTGGTGGATATACATTTTCAACATCATCTCTTCAGACAACTTGGAAAGTAACACATAATTTAAATTCACAATATCCAAACGTAACTGTTTATGATAGTAATGATGAAGTAATTATACCGAATAGTATTACGGCAAATACAATATCAAGTTCAACTATAGTATTTGACTCACCTGTATCTGGTAAAGCTCATTATTCTGTTGGTGGAAATTTAAGTGGTTCAATAACTTCAACTGGTTCATTCGGTAGGGCAGAAGTAGCAGGTTATCAAACAATAGGAACTGGACAAACCATTACAGCAGGTGGACAAACCATTACAGCAGGTGGAATAACAGTAAATAGTGGAAACATAAGTGGCTCATCAACTTCAACTGGTTCATTCGGACAAGTTAAAGGAAATATAGTTGGTCAAAGACCAAAGGTAACACATACAAGTGATTTTACAGCATCTATGGATTATGCCGGTCATTATAATATTGTTGGTGGTAATTTAACTTGTTCTATTTTGGCTGAAGCAACTGCAAGTGTAAGAGTTGATACAGAATTTGAATTTTTTCAAACATCTTCTGCAGGAACTATGTTGTTTGAAACGGCAAGTTTAGTAACATTTATGTCAAAAGATGGTGCTATGACATTAACAGGACAATATAGCGGTGCTTCATTAAAGAAAGTAGATACTAATACTTGGCATTTAGTTGGAGATATAAGTTGATAAATATTTATAATTATAGGATATTCGAATGAAAATACACGCGCCAAATATTACAGGATCATTAGTCGGAAACATAAGCGGTTCAATAACATCAACTGGTTCATTCGGTAGAGTTCAAGCTACGACTTTTAGTGGAGATGGTAGTCAATTGTCAAATTTAGCTGCTTCTTATACAAGTGCTCAAATTAGTGGTTCTTGGCAAGGACATTTGAGTGGAAGTACAGTAAAACTCGTTGGAGGTGGAGTTTCTGGCTCATTAACTTCAACTGGTTCATTCGGACACATAATGAAGAGTGGAATCAACTGGGATACTGCCGTAAGTGCTTCGGCTGCTACTGCTGGATTTGGTGGAGATTCCTTTACAGATGCTGCAACTTTTAAAAATAATGTATCCATTTCAGGGTCTGAATTGAATTTCCATACAATTACATTTATTGGATCACAATCTTTAGGTGCTAATTTACCGGTAGTATCCGGTGTTAATCAAACACAAAATAGACCCGATGGTGGAATTTTACATTTTACAGATTTTTCTTCATCTTTGCAAGAAGATGATTTGCTTATTATGGTATACGCGTCCAATGAAGGAAATGCAGATACAGGATCAGTTAATTGGCCAGGATGGACAACTCTAAATCGTTCTGGTGGTAATTTTGCAAGATCAACATTTTCTTATAAATTTATGGGAGCTACTCCAGATACTTATGTTTCTGCATCAACACACTCCACAGAAGGTATTGCTGTTGTTATGGCATTTCGAAATGTAGATACTACAACTCCCATGGATGTTACACCACAATTTTCAGAAGATTACAATGTAGGTAATCCAAATTCACCATCAATAACTACTGTTACAGATGGTGCTGCTATTATTAGTTTATGGGCGGGGAGATCTTATGTTCAGTCGAATGGAACAACCGCACCTTCAGGATTTACCCACATAATAGAAACCACTGGAACATATTATAATAGCGGTTGGGTATATGACGATAGAGCTCAAACGGCTACTTCATGGAAATTACAAACTACTGCAGGTGCTATTGATCCTGGAAATTGGGGATACTATCACGGTAGTGCAGAAGCTCTGACTGCAACTGTAGCTTTAAGACCATCTAACACGCCGCAGAGTGGTAATTTAACATTATACACTGGAAACATAAGTGGTTCTGCAAAATCAACTGGTTCATTCGGAAGAGTTGAGGCAACGACTTTTAGTGGAGATGGAAGTGGACTTTCAAATTTACCAGCTTCTTTTACATCAGCTGGCATAAGCGGTTCCTGGCAAGGTCAGAATTTTATAAGCAGTTCTGGAGAAATTTCATCTAACATAAGTGGTTCCTTGGGATCCAATGCTTCATTAATCAGAAGTTTAACTGCTCCAATTATAAGCGGTTCCTGGCAAGGTCAGAATTTTATAAGCAGTTCTGGAGAAATTTCATCCAACATAAGTGGTTCCTGGCAAGGACAAAACTTTTCAACAACTCAAAGTTTTTCAGATGGAACCTCAACAACCATAAGTGGCTCAGCAACCTCGACTGGTTCATTCGGACACATAATGAAGAGTGGAGTCAACTGGGACACAGCCGTAAGTACTTCGGCTGCTACTGCTGGATTTGGTGGTGGTGGAGGAGATTCCTTTTCTGATGGAACCGCAACAACCATAAGTGGTTCAGCTGTTTCAACGGGTTCATTCGGTAAAGTTGAAGTTGATAAGATTGATGCTACAAAAATATTTTTTGATAGTACAAGAACAGAATTTAGTTATCAAACACCATTGAGCGATGTAGATATTTCCTTTGTAGGATACTCAAATGGTGGTGCTATTTCTGGATTAGCTGAAGATGATCTTATGATTTACATATGTTATAGTAAGTGGACTGATCCGGGTGACGATGCCTTAGATGATCCTGATGGTTTTACTCATCTAGAAGAAAATGTCCATGGTGTAATGCGCCTGAACACTTATTACAAGGTTTGCCCTTCTACAGTTCCTACTAGCTTTACTGATGTTAATGGGGACTACGGGTCACATATGGTTGTTGCATTTAGAGGTATAGATACAAGCACTCCATTTGATGTAACAGCAACATCAACTACCGGTGATTCAACAACGCCAGATCCAACATCTATTACTACAGCAAATGATAAAGCAGTAGTAATAGCAGCTGTTGCCGTAGGAGGTAACACTCAAACTATCTCAGCAGGACCAACTGGGTATGGTGATCTTTCTCAAGTTTCTCATAACGCTAGCTATGGAAAGGTTGGAATGGCTTGGAAAGAAGTAGGTACTGCTGGAGCAGAAAATCCAGGGGCATTTACAATGGGAACCAGTTACAACTGGTTAGCACAAACCATAGCTATAAGAAAATTTGTAGCATCATCTCAAGTAAATGATTATTCATTAAGTAATTTAGGACAAGTATTGAGTGGCGGTGTTAGTGGCTCAGCAACTTCAACTGGTTCATTCGGTATGGTAAAGGCGGGTGGTTCTGTAGTTACTGCAGATGATACATCTTGGAATGATGGAACTGCAACTTTATTTAGTGGTTCTGCTTTTTCAACTGCTTCATTTGGACGAGGTGGATTGACGGTTGATAATGGAAATGCCGATTTACCGTTTATTTCTCGTGAATGGGATATAATAGATTTTACATTTAATGACGAGAAAGATGTTTCAGCTCTAGGTGGCAAATGGGGATTTACATTCAGTTCAGATGGTAATAGAATGTATATAGGAGATGCATCTTCTGATGCAATAGTACAATATGAATTATCTTCTTCTTGGGATGTTGGTAGTGCTAATGATAATCCAGTAAGTCATAGTATTAATAAAGAGACATCTAATGGTACAGGTTACCAATTTAAGACAGATGGTATGAGTTTATATGTTGGAGATAAAGGTAGCGATACGATATATCAATATACTTTAACTGTGCCGTGGGATGTAACTAGCATAACTACTGGTTCAACTGATACTTTAGTTAAATCTGGATCAGTAGGTGGTCTTCCTAATATTGAAACTGTATTTATTCGTAATGATGGAAAAAAAGTATATACTATTGATCAAGAAGAAGATGTTGAACAATATAGATTAACTACGCCTTGGGATATTTCTACATTAACTCACGAGAAAAGATATGATATAGGTAATGAAGAAACTGATGCTCGTACTTTGTTTTTTAAACCAGATGGCACAAGAATGTATGCGGGAAAAAATGTTATATGGGAATATGAATTAAGTAGTTCTTGGGATATAGGTACGGCAAAGTATAGTGGATATTCCGCATCTTTTACGAGTAAAAATTCATCACTTCAAGATATTCATATAAAGCCAGATGGAAGTAAAATCTATACTTTGGATTATTCTAATCAAGATGTATACGAGTGGACTTTTAATAGACATTCGGGGTCGATTGATATTGGTGGTGATGTAGATAATGCTGGATCATTAAGAGTTCATGAGAATTTAGACATATATGGAAAAGTAACTGGTTATAATGCTGAATTTAAAGGAAACATAAGTGGTTCAATAACATCAACTGGTTCGTTTGGTAAAGTAGTAGGTGATGGAAGTGGTTTAACAAAGTTACAAAGACCAATTACAACACATACAAGTGATTTTACAGCATCTATGACTTATGCCGGTCATTATAATATCGTTGGTGGTAATTTAACTTGTTCTATTTTGGCTGAAGCAACTGCAAGTACAACCATAGGAACTGAATGGGAATTTTTTCAAACATCTTCTGCAGGAACTATGTTATTTGAATCTGCAAGTTTAGTAAATGTTTATTCGAAATCAGGCGCCATGACATTAACAGGACAATATAGTGCTGCTACATTAAAGAAAACCGCAACCAATACTTGGCATTTAGTTGGTGACTTAGCTTAGATTAATTATGGCATTAGGTATGAAACATGGGTTTTATTCAGCAAGTGCTGGTGGTGCAGCCGCTGGTGCAGCCGCATATCAATTTTTGTTCAATCCCGACGATCAAGTTGTAAGTATAGGTGGAGCAGATGTCACGGTACTGGGTTCTGGATTCTCATCCGAGCTTGGTTCGGGACCAGATGGTTTATACAATGATATATATTACTTCGGCCGCGGCACCAGATTTCAAGTACTGGTAGATGGCCAAATTATTGGTGCTGGTATAGGTAATAATACCAAGAATTTTAGTGGTCTGTTATGGAATGAAGTAGATACAGGGAATAGTGATTCGATTAGGAGCTGGAGCTTTAATGCCATGAGTTCAAATTCAAATTGGGATTTCCAGTATTCTGTTTTTGGAACGCCCGTTGATGTATCTGCAAATGAATACTATAGGATATCGTATTATAGCTGGCAATCAAATCGCTCATATGGTTATGTGAACGCGAGTACATTAGATGATACTACTCAACCAAGTGGTAATTTAAAGTGGGTTTCACCTATGGGCACCTTTTCTACGGGTGCATACCCGGTTTATCCATCATCAACATCGGATGATAGAAACCCGGCAGCTGATATAATTTTCTTACCAAGTTAATCATGTCTATAAAAATGATTTAAAAAATAAATAGGAGTTAACTTATGTTAGTAAAATTCGATGAAATAATAGAAGTAGTATTACACCACGAGGGTGGATACGTAAACGATCCTGATGATCCAGGTGGAGAGACTAATTTTGGCATAGCCAAGAGAAGTCATCCTGACGTGGATATTAAAAATCTCACCAAAGATGGTGCGAAAGAAATCTACTATCAAGACTATTGGATGAAAAATAGAGTTCCACAAATGCCAGATGATTTAAAACATATTTATTTTGATATGTGTGTAAATCAAGGTAGAGGAAGAGCAGTCAAGATTCTACAACAATCTGCTAATGCCAAAGGAGCTAATTTAAAGGTTGATGGTGGATTAGGACCAAAGACAATTGGTGCTCTAAATGGCGTTGAATTAGAAAGAGTTCGTGCTTATCGTATTAAATATTATGCTGACTTAGTAACTCGTAAACCAGACTTAGAAAAGTTTTACTTTGGTTGGTTTAGACGTGGTTTAGAAGTTTAATATTAAGTTGAATTATAATAACTTATATTTATAGATGTAGGAGAATATCTATGTCTATACCAAAATTACTAGATTTACTTGAGCTTGAAAAACCAAAAAAACCATCAAAAATTGGTGGAGTCGTGGTTAAATCAGAAGGACAAGTATTATTGGTTCGCCGTTCTGAAAATGCAGAAAAATACCCTAACTTTTGGGCAGTTCCAATGGGACATGTTGAAAAGGGTGAAAAGTTCATTCAGGGTGCTCATCGAGAATTTCAAGAAGAAACAATGCTTGACATTGATATCAATTCTTTAGTATATTTAGATACGATAAAAGATACTAAGTTTAATAGGATTGTAGGGTTATTTACGATTGAATTACCAAATAAACCAAAACCTGAACTTGATCATGAACATTCTGATTATGGTTATTATGATGTTAATTCATTACCACATCCAATTGAAAAGAATTTAAGAATTGCTTTGGAATTAAAGGTATGAGTTTAAAGAAATTAGTAGAAGAGATAACTAAACCAATACTACAAGAAGGCATAAACGACCCAGGTATTTTAAAAGCTATATTTCTTGCCGGTGGACCCGGAAGTGGTAAAGGATATGTTTCTAAAGGGTTATTTGGAATACCAAAAACAACTTCTGTATCCGCGTATGGTTTAAAAGTAGTCAATCAAGATAAAGCACTCACGACATTATTAAAGAAATATGGATTTGGTACTGATTTAGATGCTATGCCAGAGGAATTATTTAGACAATTGACTGATCCTACTTATGATGATTATAGTGGAATGAGAACTTATGCAAAGGACATAACGGCTCAACAGAAAAAACTTTATATGAATGGTAGATTGGGAATGATAATAGATGGTACGGGTCATAAGTATGCTAGTATAAAGAAAAGTAAGAAAGAATTAGAAGATATTGGTTATGATACTTATATGGTATTCGTTCATACTGATTTAGATATAGCACAAAAAAGAAATATGGAAAGATCAAGAAAACTTAGTCCTGAACTGGTGGAAGAAAGTTGGAATGATGTTCAAAAAAACAAAATATCATTTCAAGGATTGTTTGGAAATGCTAATTACTTAATGGTTGATAATAGTGATACTTTAAGTGAAAAGGCTGCTACAAAGAAATTTAATATGTTAGTTAAAAAAGGCATTGGTTCTTTTATTCGTAAACCTATACAAAATCATCTTGGTAAAAAATGGATTGCAAAACAGAAGATAATGAAAGAAATAGCAATCGTAGGTGGAGATGGAGTTATTCAAGGAGAACCAACAAGGAAAAAAGTTAAAAAGAATAAAACGAATTCAATGAGTGGATATAAAAAGGTTACTGAAGAAAAGAGTAAAATCAAAAAAACTATCGGAGTATTCGGTGGTAGATTTCAACCATTTCATTCAGGACATTTAGCCACATATAAGTGGTTGGCAACACAAGTTGATGAAGCCTATATAACCACATCTAATATCAAAAAGCCACCACGACATCCAATGAACTTTAAAGAGAAAGTTCGACACATGACAAAGATGGGTATTCCAGCTAATCGTATCATTGAAGAAAAAACACCTTATGTGGCAAATAACTTATTGAAGAAATTCAATGCTGATACTACGGCAGTAGTATATGCCTTTGGTAAAAAGGATACTGGTCGTTTAAAGGCTGGTACTAAAAAGAGTGGTGGTAAAACATATTATCAAGATTACAAAAAGAATAAGAATAATCTACAAGGATATGAAGAACACGGATACTTTATTACAGCACCTCAATTTGGAGATTTAAGTGGTACGAAAACACGAGATATGTTGGGTAATCCAAACATTGATGACAAAGAAAAGTTAAAGTTTTTCAAAAAAACATTTGGATATTTCGATAAAGGTGTGTATATTATGATGACGAATAAATTTAAAAAGTTGTTTGAAGCATATGTTGGTTTATTAGAAAGTTCATATGGAGGAAGCGCTCAATCAGTAGATGATGGACCAGGTTTTCTTCAAAGTCTATCAGCATATAAAAATAGGGGTGAAAGTGATGCTGGTAAATTAGGTTGGGAAATAGCAAAACATTTAGTTGACGATGGTGTTTACAATAGTCAAAATACTGTTTTTCCAAAATACAATGGAACTCCAGATGGACCTATTGATTCGGTTTCTTATGGACCTGCAGGTGTGGGTATTCCAACTCCAAATAATATTCAAACTTTTGTTGGTAGTGAATTATGGAATAAATGGTTAACTCATATTGATAAAATTTTATCAAATCAAGAATATGAATATGTAGATGATTTGAAGAAGGAAAGAGACTCATCCGTAAAGGATAGTTCTAAAACACAAAAAGAAATAGAAGATGAAAATCCAGATGAAACTAAAGAAAGAAAAGATGATGACCAACATGATGAATTGTCAATTGTAAAAGAAGTTTTGGCATTAGTATCTGATATGGCTACTTTACATAAAGATAAAGAAATAGATAAAGGAAAATTAAAAGTGGTTTATAAAGAGCAAAGATTAACTGAAGGAGGAGCATATGGTCATATGAGTCATCCTTTTGACGATAAAGATTTGACATTTAAAGATTTAAAAAATATAATTGAAATGGGATTGGGTGGAACATTAAATCGTGAAGATAATGTTACGGAAAAAACGGATGGTCAAAATCTAATGATTAGTTGGAAAGATGGTAAGTTAATTGCAGCCCGTAATAAAGGACACATAAAGAATAAAGGTAAAACCGCTTTAGATATAAAAGGTGTAGAGAGTAAATTTAAAGGACGAGGTGATATTAGAAATGCCTTTGTTTATGCCGTAAGAGACTTATCAAAAGCAATAGGTGCTTTGAGTGATAAACAACAAAATAAAGTATTTGGTGAGGGTTCTAAGTGGATGAGTTTAGAAGTAATGTGGCCAGCCAGTGAAAATGTAGTAAATTATGATATCACGGAAATTGTTTTTCATGGGGCGATGGAATATGATGATAGTGGTAAGGTGATTGGTCAAGCAAAAGGTAGTGCAAGAATGTTACAAGGTATGATAAAACAAGTCAATCAAAACATACAGAAACACTATAAGATTTCAAAACCAAATTTTTTAACTGTACCTAAACATCAAGACTTTGGTAAACTAAAGGGTAAATTTTTAGGTAGATTAAAAACATTACAATCTGAATATGGATTAAAAGATAACGATACTCTTTCTTTATATCATCAGATGTATTGGCAAGAATGGATTATGAATGGGGCAAATCAAACCGATTATTCAAAGATTACAAATGAGATATTAGTCAAGTTAACAAAACGATGGGCTTTCTTTGATAAGTCATATAAAATTTCACAGATAAAAAAAGATTTAAAAGAAAAACATCCTAAGTTTTTGGAATGGGTATTAGCTACTGATAAATATGATCACGCAAAAATGGTTAAGGATAATATGAAACCATTTGAAGAATTGTTTTTTGATGTCGGCGCCACTATATTGAAAAATATGGATGGTTGGATGGCCGTAAATCCAGCTAAATCTGTTCAAGTAATGAGAAAGAAATTACAATCAGCCATATCAAACATAAAAAGTGGTGGTGATTTAAAGAAGTTGAATAAATTGAAACAACAATTAGACAAATTAAATTCTATTGGTGGTTTGGATGCTGTTGTTCCAACCGAAGGAATAGTTTTTAAATACAATGGAAAAGTTTATAAATTTACAGGTGCTTTTGCTCCAATTAATCAAATAACAGGCATGATGACATTCTAATGATTAGATTAATGGATATATTGGGTGAACAATGGAATACTAAAACTATGGGTAAACCATTATCTAAGGCTGAGATTTCTGCACTTAAAAAGAAATTAAAAAAGCCAAGAAAAAGAACAGGTCCAAAAAACCAATTAATGCCACCTAATCTTTCTGATAGAGAAAATCATCATATAATTTATGTGATGTTGAAAAAGACAAGAGATAAAAACTATAAGAAATTTGGTGGATTTATGCCTGGAGGTTCTGTTCAGAAACATTGGACCAAAATGTCTAAAAAAGATAGAGAAAAATTAGGTGAGATTGCAGCAAGAATTAAACCAACAAAATTTAAAGACATTTATAACGCATTACCAAGTGATTTAAAAAAGAGGGTTTATAATTTGAAGAATTATGACCAACGGAGAGATGCACACCCTGAAGGTAATGTATTGAAACATACGATAGCAGTTACGAATAGAGCATTGAAAACTGGTGATATAGATTTTGCACTCGCTGCCTTATTCCACGATATAGGTAAAGATGAAACTGCTGGAATACATCCAAAGAAAGGACATATTACACATTACGGACACGAACATGTTTCTGCAAAACTTGTTAAGAAACATGCTAAGTGGATAAAATCAATGGGTGGTGATGTTGATGATATTTACTATATGGTGAAACAACATATGAGAATGAAAGTGTTTGATAAGATGAGATGGCATAAACAAGAAAAGATGAGAAAAGATAAAGCATTTGGTAAGTTACAAAAGTTCACCACATTTGATAAGGGTGGACGAAAGTGATTAAGTTAAAAAATTTATTAACAGAAATAGTATGTGGACAATGTTTTCGTTGGGCCTATAGAAAGGTACTCAAGGGTGGACCATTACTTAACTTAGTTCATGGAACTATTCATGCACCATTCTTAAATAAAAGAATTGATCACGCTTGGGTTGAAACAAAAAAAAGAGTATTTGATTGGCAAAATCATGAAAGTCAAGATAGGAAACATGCATTAGCAAATATAGGATTATGGGTTGATGTTGATGACAAGACAAAAGTAGAATACTATAGACATGGTTTTCCTAAAAAATTATATTATAAAATGGCCAAAGCTAAAGTAGATAACAAATATAAAAAAATGGAAGCTGCAATAACTATGATGAAGAATAAACATTTAGGACCTTGGGATTAACTGATGAGTAATATAGAAAAAGTACAAAAAATGGTAAAGGGGATTTACAATCGTCCTATACAGATTGGTTATCAGGGTAAATCCGTAGACGAGAGAGAAGAAGGTGAAACTTGGGTTGACCATAATAATAGAACTTGGGTTAAAGAAGATGGTAAGAGAAAACAAATTACAAAAATACCACCCAAAGGATTTGATAAATGTAATGATTGTGAAAAATTAATTTTAAAAACCATTGACCAACAGACTTATAATAGAATGCAAAGATGTTATCATTGTCAAATTGATTTTGAAGTAGATTTAAAAGCTAAAAATAAGTGGGAAGATTGGGTAAAAGAAATGGAAGAAAAAAGGTGGGAAACGATATTAAAAGAATATGAAGATGAAATGAGAGATATTAATACTACATCTTCACCATTTGATACAAAGGTTGCCAATGCATTAGCAAATAATGAGCATAGAAAATGAGTAATTTAAAACAAGCAATTAAACAAAATTATTTAAAGTGTGTACAAGATCCATCATATTTTATTAATCAATTTTGTATTATTCAACATCCACAACGTGGAAAGATTAAGTTTAAATTATATGATTTTCAATATGATGTACTGAAGGCATACCAAGAAAATGATTATAATATAGTATTAAAATCAAGACAATTAGGTATATCAACATTAAGTGCTGCTTATGCCTTAT